GGCCACCGGGAAGCTGAAGTCCCAGCTGGACCTGTCGGCCGCCCCCGCCTTCTTCGCGTCGGCGGCCGACAGGTCCAGCTGGGCCTTCAGCTTCCCGGTGGCCTTCTGCTTGTCGACGGCCTCGGTGATGCCCTGCATCAGGACGGCCCCGGCGGCGACGCCGACGGCGGCCGCCCCGGCGAGGACCTTGCCCTTCATGCCGGACATGAGGCCCTCGCCGCCGGCCTGGCCCGCCGCGTTGCTGGCCCGGGCGACCGGCTCCCCGATCTCCCGGTCCAGCTGCTGCCCAAACCTGCTCATGTTCGGCAGGACGTCGACCCATACGGCACCCGCGCGGGGCATGGCTCACCCCATCTCTGAGTACCTCGGTGTCGCCAGCGAGACGATCCGCTGATAGCCGGCGCGGCCCTCGGCGGCCTCGCGGGCCGCCTTCTTCTTCCGCTTCTTCGCGGCGCCCGGTTTCTCCGGCCGCCATGCCTTCTCCGGGTACGGCTGGACCGGGGCCTTCTCCGCCTTGTTGGCGTTGCGGAAGTCGACGACCAGGTGGCCCAGGAGGTCGGCGATGTCCGCCGTCATGAAGTCGCGGTGTATCCAGTGGTGCCCGGCCAGCCGACGGGCCAGTGCCCCGTCCGGGGGCAGGCCCTCCACCATCACGCGAAGTTGCCGCAGGGTGATGTCCCCGCGCCAGAACTCGGCGATCGGGTCGCGCGGCGCGTAGTGGTGGAGTAGGTCGGCCTCGACGGCCTCGGGGTGGTCCCCGAGGACGTCGACTACCGTGTAGGGCGCTTCTTGACCTGGCCCTGCATGTCCTGCTGAACGGCCATCATCAGCAGCGCGATATCGCCGTCAGCGTGCCCGGCCGCCTTGTACTTCTCGTACTGCTCCTCACCGAGGATCGCCACCGCCTTGTCGTGGGCGGTCTCGGCACCGTCGACCTTCTGGTCCCACTCCTCGTCGGTGAACAGCGGGTGGGGGAACGTCAGGACGTCCCCGGTGTCGGTCTCGAACTCCACGGTCTCGCCGCCGACGGCGTCGGTGAACTGCTGCTTCACCTCGGAGAGGCGGTAGCGCTTGCGGTTGGGCTTGCTCATGGTCTGCTCGTCTCGTTCCTGGGTGGCCGGTGGGTGAGCCGGTGGGGGCACCGCGGCGGCAGGGCTCACCCTGGGCCGCCGCCGCGGTGCCGGTTTGCGGGGGGAGGTCGGCATCAGCCGCCGCCCGGGTCCTCGGGCGCGTAGTCACGCCACCCGGGGCCGTCGATCCACGTGACGGAGTCCGTACCGGCCGCGTCGTCGATGTACGCCTGATAGGTGACGCCGCGGGCGATCTCCGCCGTACGGGTCCACTGTTCGTCCTCCCGGCCCGAGCGCAGCGCGCTGGGGAAGTGCCGGACGATGTACAGCGGCTTGCCGGTGTCCTTGTTGAGGTCCTCGGCGATGAACACCAGGCGCCTGTACAAGGTGGGCGGGGTCTTGGGCCTGGACCAGGTCCACGTCGCCGAGCCGAGGGCCGGCAGCGATCCGGCCCCGGCCAGCGGGAGGTTCTCGTACAGGGCGACCGCCGCGGCGTTCGTCTCCTGCGGTACCCACTGAGCGGTGACGGTGTCCGACTCGACATCGGACCGGGTCGGCGAGGACGACTGCCCGGACTGCACGTCGCTGGTGGACAGGTCCCCGGAGAACGTCACGCCGTCGGTGGTGGTGTAGCCGACCGGCACGTATCCCTCCGGGAGCTCCTGCAGGATGCCCCCGGCGTCGAACGGTGCGGTCACCAGGTCGGCCGTGGTGTCGGCGGCGAATACGGCGTAACGCAAGGCCTTGCGGATCAGCGCCTGGCGCAGCTCCGCAATCTCGGTGAAGTCGGCGGCGACCATGCCGCCCCCTTTCATGACGAAGGCCCCGGGCAGATGCCGCGGGGCCGGGGATGGATGGTGCGCGGTCAGGTGGCCGCGCGGGCGCGTGCGGACACCGTGTAGGTGGCCACTGCGCGCCGAACCGCCGGGTTTCCGTACGGGACGACGGTCGGGCGTTGGGCGGTCGTCACGTCGTCGATGACGGCTTTCTGGCCGGGGTTGTGGGTGGCTGCCAGGGAGTGCATCGCCCGGCGGGTCCGCTCGGCCAGCTCCCACGCCGCCGACCGGGTCGCGGCGAACGAGGCGACGTCGACCGTCGTGGCGTCCGTGATCCGGTCGTCGGCGCCGCCCACGACGAGCACCTGGACGAGCGGGACGCGGGTCTCCAGCTTGTCGGGGAGCTCGTCGACGACCCGCACCCCGGGCAGCAGCGGGCGCAGCCCGGTCATCACGAGGAGCTCGACGTCCGCCCAGAGTCCGGCGTCGCCGGGCATCAGGTGATCCCGTCGATCCGGGTGTGAGCGGCGCGGCCGAGGATCCGGCGGCGCGGGGTGGAGCTCGTGCCGTGCTCGTGGTCGGCGGCGTCTTCCCGGTCTGCGACGACGGCCGCGGTCGGCCGGCCCCGTGGGCGGGTCTCCTCCACCACCTCGATGGAGTCGGCGAACTCCTCCAGGCCCTCGGAGCGGGCGATGGACCGGGCCACGGGCGCGATCCGGTCGGCCTCGGCCTTGAGGGCCTTGCGTACCTCCGGCGACCGCATGATCTCCCCGGTCACCCGGGGGTCGAACTCGAAACGAATGGCCATCAGCCAGTCACCACCTTCAGGAATGCTTCGGTGTGGTCCATCAGCCCGCCGTACGAGCGGTAGACGCCGGGCTCGCCGTCGACCTCGTACAGCGTCCCGTCGTGCCGGACCTTGGACAGGGCCTTGAGCTCCATGTCCGGGGGCCCGGCGAGGCGCCACCGGGTGACGACCTGGACCCGGTCGTCAGTCGCCTCGGTGCTGCTGACGGGCTGGACGTTGCACTTGGGGACGTCGCGCTCCTGGTCCTCGTAGACGTCCTGCCCGCGGTCGTCCTCGCCGACCAGGACGCGGTCGATGACGGTCACGGTGTCCCGTCGTAGCGGGTTGTCGATCGTCATGCCTCGTCGCCCCGGTTCAGCTGGTGCGCCTCGACTGCGGCCTGCCACTGGGAGGTGATCCCGACCGCCGCCGTCGCTGCGAAGCTGACGGATTCGGTGCCGGTGGTGATCTGCTGGATCGCCGGGTCCAGACGGTAGATCGCCCTCGCCTGGTCGATGACCGCCTCGGCGACCTCGTCCGGGACCGGGTCGTGCCCGTGGTCGTAGGCGACGGCCACCTCCGACCAGGCGGGCCAGCACCCGGACGGGTGCAGCAGCACCCCGGCCCGCCGCTTCGCCCGCACCCCGGTGAGCTCCGCCCCGTCCACGTGGACGCTGTGCAGCTGCACGACGGGCGCGGCCGGGAGGTGGAGCTCGGCCCGGCCGGACCCGTCCAGGTACACGGTGTCGTCGGTGACGAGCGATACGGGGTGGCGGACCGCGCCGCGGAACCGCCGGGTGGCGGCTCGCAGCGCGGCCAACAGCCGCACGTCATCAGCCGGCAGGCCGAGGAACGTGGCGAGCTCGGCCGGTTCGGCGAGGAACTCAGCCGCCGCCACCGCTCGCCCGCTTCCTGGCCTCCTCGAGGAGCTCCGGCCGCCGCTCGGTCAGGCCCTTGCGTGCCTCGCCCTTGGCCTCGAGGTCCAGGACCCGGGCGGTCTCGTCCTCGTCGGCCTCGGCGAGGTGCGCGAGGACCTGGAGGATGTTGTGCTCCGCCGGGTCGAACCCGTCGCCCGGGTCGTCCTGGTCGCCGGGGTCGTCGGTGGTCTTGCTGCCGGGCAGGTGCGCGTCCGCGACCGTGAGTGCGCCCGCCTGCGCGGCGCGCTTGCGCGCACGCGCGCGCTCCACGTCCTCGGGCCGGTACCTGATTCCGTCGATGGTCTGCATCTTGTGCTCGGGCATGCCGTGCTCCTTACGGGGTCTCGGCCGGCTTGACGACGATCAGCCGGTTGGGCTTCCAGATGACCTGCATGGCGCGCAGCTCGGCCCGCACGTAGACGAGGTTCCGCTGTGCGTAGTCCTTGTGCTGGTTGAACGCGAGGATGGACAGGCCCTCGACGTCCAGGAGGGCGACCTGCCGCCAGTCGCCGAGGATGACAGTCCCCGGGGCCAGGCGCTGCGACAGCGCACGCGCACGGCCCCAGGAGGTGTTCGGGCCCTGGCCGAACGGGCCCTGCCCGAAGAACCGGTCGTTCGCGTCCTGCATCAGGTCCCACGCCTCGTCGTCCTCGGGGGACATGAGGGCGGCGGTGACGTTCCCGCCGGGCAGGGTGGTGATCTTCGTGATCGCCTGCCGGATCGCCTTGACCTGGGCCATGGCGTCCGTGCCCGGGGTGTAGGTGAGTTCCTGCACGCCGGTGGTGTGCAGGATGCCCTTCGGGTTGCCGTTGGTCCCGGTGCCGTTGAGGAGCTTGTCCTCCACCACCCAGTCGAGGCTGTATTCCAGCTCGTTGTCCATGTAGGTGGCGAGCGCCGGGGCGTTGGACAGCAGGGCGTTGGTGACGTCGTAGCCGTCCGCGTAGGTGTACGGCTTGGCGTCGGCCAGCTCGGTCTGAATGGTGCTGGTCGGCTTGAGGTCGGTGGACGGGTCGCCGGGCAGGATCTCGTCCTTGACGACCGCCGCGTTCCGGGTGACACCGGTCACCTGGAGGTACTCGAACGGGCCGTCGGATTCACCGCGGCTGATCAGGTCGAGGATGGTCAGGTTGTCGCGGTCGACCTGGTCGACCATCGGCATCCGGATCGGGGCGACGTGCCCGAGACCGACCTGCAGCGGGGCGGACGTCGCCTTGCGGCCGGCCATCCACTCCTTCAGCGAGCCGACGCGGGTCCGGCCGATGCTGACCGCCGACCCTTCGCCGAGCCCGGTCGGGTTGTCCTTGCGGAACTCCTGGTACAGGGCCGACTTCACGAACTGGCCGCCGAGCGTGGTGGCGTCGCCGACCGCCTGGCGGTCCTTTACCCCGGACAGCGCGGG